TCTGAATTTTTTCATTGAAACCATTCAAAGATTTTATAACACCAGTGAAAGCTGCTAGTCCACTGGTTATAGCAATGGCAATAACTTCTGGGTCCATTAAATCTTTTGTTTCTCTTTACTTATATTCTAAGGGATTTAACAACTTAGAATAGTCTCATACAAAACTTAAGATTAGATGGCACAAGGAGAACCAAATATAGAAGGTGCGTTAGCAATTCTTGTAGATCTGTTAACTGCTAATAGTTTTACAATGACTCGCTCACCTTATGAAAATAATATGCGAGGTTTGGTTGATGCATTAATAGATTTAAAAGAAGGATTTCCTACTTTTGCTCCACTGCAGGTTGGATTTAATGCAACTGCATTTGAAACTGTAGCTGATGGTGATGCTTTATTTATGCGTACTTCTGATGGTCAGGTAGGAAAAGCAAGTGCAGCCAATGGAACATTGGAAAATGCGACTGTAGTAGGGTTTGCCAATGCTGCTGCTTTAGCTAATGAAACTGTGAAGGTAATTGTTATAGGACTAAAGACATTAAGTTCTCTGAATCCAGGAGATTTATTCTTTCTATCTGACTCAACTGCTGGAGCGATTACAACAACCCCTCCTTCTGGTGCAGGTAAAGCAGTTACTCGTGTAGGTGAAGCCTCTACTACCACTGACTTTGCAATTCAAATTGAACCTCCAATACTCTTAAGATAATGGCTGATGTAAAAGATTTAGAACCATATGCAGGTAATGCCGAAGGACTAACTGCTGTTCTTCGGGATCTTAAATCCACAATGCCTAATCAAATTGTTTTTAAGGTAACTGGATATAACACCACTGCTTTTGAGAATGTCACTCAGGGAGATGCTTTATATTCAAGAGCAAGTGATGGACAGGTAGGTAAAGCAATTGCTAGTAGCAGCTTAGATCAAGCTACAGTAGCCGGATTTGCAGAGACCACAAAAACTGCAGGTCAAACTGTAAAGGTAATAGTGTCAGGACAGATAGCTGTAGCACAGACATTAGATCCAGGTGACCTTTTCTTCTTATCATCTACACAGTCAGGACAGATTGTTAAAACACCACCTTCAACAACTGGCCAATATGTAACTCCTATAGGTGAAGCTCTAGCTAATAACGAATTAATTATACGAATAAAGCGTCCTATTCGTCTGGGCTAAAATTGTTAAAGATAAAATAGAAGAATAATAAAAGTTTTTTATTAGATAAGAAACTAACAGTAGTAATTAAA